CTAAGGGAACTGGTGATGTATGGATGTTAGACGGAAGAAGCGTTGGTGGAATCATGGGTACAACATTATCACCAGGTGAAGATTTCATCCGTAGAACAATCTCTACAACTGATACACCTTCTGATGGATGTGCTACTGAATGTACGTTCTACTACAACTTTGGTGCAGTATTTGGAACAAACCCTAACCGATTAGCCGTTATCACAGACATTCCATTAAGTGCAACTTGTATGGGTGCTACTTTGGATGGCTTGGATGCTTTGATTAAACCTCAGACAATCGTTCCAATTAACATTGCAACTGCCTAATGTTTGAAACAATCTACGAACAACTACAAACAAGTTGCGATTGCATCAGACAGTCTGATAAAAATGATGATTCGTTT